ATGGTGAATCGAAAGAGTTGATTTTAAAATTAGTAGAAGAAAATACTGAAATTAAATCATTATTATTTAAACAGTTTGAAGCAATGCAAAATCAAATGCAAGAACAACAAGATACATTAAATAGTCAAATAAATGAATTAATTCCTAGAGTTGGAAATAATAATACTATTAATAAACAAAAATTAAATATAAATATTTTCTTGAATGAACAATGCAAAGACGCTTTAACATTAGAACAATTTATAAATAAGATTGAAATTACTTTGGGAAATTTATTAGTAACCAAGAATAAAGGTTTGCCAGAAGGAGTATCAAATATATTTATAGAAAATATGAATAAACTTTCTTTATATGAAAGACCACTACATTGTACAGATATGAAGAGAGAAACAGTGTATATTAAATCCGATTGTGGATTACAGAATGGATGTGCTCAATGGGAAAAGGATGAAGAGAATAAGATATTAAAACAGGCATTAAAGAAGGTTACACATGTTCAGCAGCAAAATTTGGAGAAATGGGTGGTAGAACATCCGAATTGGGAGAAAAATTCGCATGAACAAGAAGAATATATGTTATTAGTTAGAAATTGTACAGATGAGTTAATTGATCAAAAGGAAAATAAAATAATTAAAAAATTATGCACTCAGGTTCATTTAAATATGGATAGTACTCCATTAATTGATGACTAATTTATTTTCTAGAGGTCTTCTTATATTTTTTAGAGGTCTTCTTATATTTTTTAGAGGTCTTCTTATATTTTTTAGAGGTGTTCTTATGTTTTCTAGGCTTTCTAGATTTCCTAGTTATTATATTATTTTTACAAGTACTTTTTTGCTGAGGAAAATATCTTAAAAAGTATTTTTCATAGTCTTTGCTGCATTTATTATTTTGTAAATTTTTAAATCTATCTGCTTTTTGTGCGCGAATAGTTTCTAATGTACTTTGTTTACCATAGCATTTAGTACTAAAACGTTTTAATACGCCTTTTTGAGCTAATCGATTTTTAATTTGAACTTTAAATAAGTATTGTGCAATACATAAAATCCGATGTGGGTCATAATAAGATTTATTAGCATATAAGAATGCCAAGTATAAACTTAACATAGTATCAATTGTTGCAATCTTTACTGGTTCATTATTAATTTTAATTATATTATAACTATGACAAGCTAATGGTTTATATAAAAATGCGATAATATCGTCATCAACTTTAACTTCATAATGTGATGCAATATTTTCACCAATACCAGAATGCTTCGTTATTTTAACATTTTTGATATTGGCATTTTCTAATTTCTGTTTTATTATATTTGCCGATATTTCAGGGTCTATTGCTAATACATCAAAATCAGGATGCTTAAGTAATTGTTTGCGTTCTTTTATATTAATATATTTACCATATGAATAAATTGCAAAACCTCCAAAAAATACCAATCCTTGATCAATAATACTATTTCTGACTATTTTATAAATAGTATTTATATTTTTATGTGGTGTTTCAAATTTTCGAATAAAATTAGATACATTGCAATGTTTTATATTGATTGGATAATTTTTATTTAACAGTACTAATCGTTTTAATACCTTTTCCCATCTAGAAATATCGCCATCCGGACGAGATAATTCTAGGTAAGCAGCCATACGTAAGTAATTTGGTGGTGCATAATTAATCCCGTCAACAATAATAGCATCTTTTTTAAGGGCCTTATACATATTTGGGTCCATTTGTGTAATATCTGCAATTGGAATAAAGTTAACATAGACTTTATATGTACCAGCATGAATACCTGCTTTAGCCTCTACTTCTTGAAAACTGGCTTTATAATATATATTTGCTAATTTTTTAGCTTCTTCTAATGCATTTGGTGCAAAAAAATCGTAGTCGGGAATTTCTAAGTTTCGATCATAAAATTTGTCATGGTCTGGAAGAATATTATTAATAGCAGTTCCACCATAGCAAATAAAACCATTATCTTTCATGAATTTTTCAACAATACTTATAATATTTTGTATTTGTGGGCTACTAACAAATTTATGTTTTTTCTTTTCAGCTTCATCAACTGCGTGTTTTAAAATTATCATTTCTTTATTATTAAGTTTATCAGATTGTATAATAGATTTCATATTATATAATAGTTATATAATAATAGGAAATTAAATAGGAACTTAAATAGGAAGTTAAATATTATAGTTGTAAAAATCACTTTTAATATCTCGTGATTTATAAGAATATTGTGGTGGTGGCTCTGGTGGTTCGGGGATAGTAACTGGTACATATCTTAATTTTGCTGGTTTAAGTACAAACGCAAGTTTTTGTTTATCAAAAAATGAGTTATAATGTTCTAAATTAGAATCATAATTTTGAAAGGACATGGCAAGAAACTGACAACCATATTGTCTAGCAATATTAAAGTTTGGATTAGTATCATTTGCGCTCCAACTTGGAATAACAATAGACATTTGTTTTTTATTAAAGTCGGTTAAACCAATATCTTGTGTAAATTTAACATCTTGATATGTAAGAAGATGCATAAAGGGCGCTCCGCTAGCAATATTTACATACTCTTCTAATTTTGTTTTTTTATAAATATGATTAGTAGAATCTACAGCAATAATAATTTTTCCAGCAAATTCTGAAATTGGAACAACACCTAAATTTTTCCCTTGATATTCATAACTATAAGTTTTACCTAAAGTCAGATTATTTAATTGGCTACTAATTATACTTGCAAATTTTTCATACATAGGTAAGTTATCGCTCATTATACGAAAATGTAAAATTAAAGGGTCAGAGTAAGCTGGTACACTACCAGAAAAAGCAATATTTTGTATAACTGAAAATACATCGGCGATTGGAATAGAATTATATGTTTCTTTTACACTAAAATCATTAATTGAAGATGCTGCGACAACTAGTTCATTATTAATAGAGTAGATTTCGAAGTCTAAACAACGAGCTCCCTGCTGAAGACATGTTGTTAGTGCACATAAATTAACAAAATCATTTTTAAATTGTCCTGCACAACAACAATTATATGCTGATTTAACATAAAAATCTCTTAATTTATAAGATTTTTCAGGACTATTTACAATAGAAGATAATGCTGGTTGAGTATTATAGATTTTTTTTAAATTTTGGCAGTTTAATTTATTTAATTTCAACTTATGGTTAACATAAAAAGAAATAGCAACAATCATAAGAATAAGAATAGTATATAAAATGATTGATGTTTGTAATTTCATATTAAATATTGCACTTTTTTTTAATTTATCTATAGTATCAGTCATACTTGATCGATCTGGCATTATATTTATATAATATACTATTATAAATATAATAAAATTAAATATACTTAATTAATAATATTCATAGTATATAACATTATGCCTGGTGGTTTATTAAATCTTGTAGCATATGGAAGTATGAATATTATTTTAAATGGAAATCCATCAAAAACTTTTTTCAGAACAACCTACGCTAAATATACAAATTTTGGATTACAGAAGTTTCGAATTGATTATAATAATTTGAATACATTAAGATTATCTGAGGATTCGACATTTGAATTTGTTGTGCCACGATATGCTGACTTATTAATGGACACATATTTTTCTGTATTATTACCAAATATTTGGAGTCCTATTTATGTGGGTGAAAATTTTGCAGATACATCTTTTTGTCAACCGTATGAATTTAAATGGATAAAAAATATTGGGTCACAATTAATTCGCCGAGTAAGGTATTTAATAGATGGTCATGTAATTCAGGAATTTACTGGCAACTATTTAGATAATATGGTACAGAGGGATTTTTCAAATGATAAAAAAGAATTATTTGATAAGATGATAGGAAATGTTCCAGCAATAAATGATCCAGCAAATTATAGTGGTAGAAATGGTAATTATCCAAATGCATCTTATGCACAATTTAATCAAAGTGATTGGCCAAATGGATTAGAACCATCAATTCGTGCTAGAAGACTTGATATACCCTTAAATATATGGCCAACATTATCAAGTACAATGGCGTTTCCATTAACATGCTTACAGTATAATAGTTTACATATACAAGTTGATTGTCGTCCTATTCAAGAATTATTTGTTGTTAGAGACTTAGATTATTTTAATGATTGGGCATCAAGACATCCACCCGGAACTCCACCAAATTATGAAATATATGATTGTCCTTATATTAGTCCGGATTTTAATGATCCAAAGTATCAGATGTATTATTTTATAAATGAGCCACCAATTACAGATCCACCAATTGAACTAGGTGGAGTTCAAGGTACTTCTGAAGAAGCTGATTATTATACAAATGTTTCAGGAATTTGGAGAAGTGATATAAATTTATTGGCAACATACGTATTTTTAAGTAAAGAAGAAGTAAATGTTTTTGCATCTCAGCCTCAAAATTATTTAATTAAAGAGATATCAGAAGATATAACATATAATGTTACTGGAACACAACGAACAAAAATAAATAGTCAAGGATTAGTTTCATCTTGGATGTGGTTTTTTCAGAGAAGTGATGTTAGTTTGCGCAATGAATGGTCAAATTATACTAATTGGGAATATGATAATTTACCATATCCTATTATATCAGTATATGATTTATCATTTAATAATAATGCAGGTGCTTATAGTAACCCACATCACCCGGATTGTCCATTAACATATAATTATAAAGATATGGTAATATCTGGACCATTACGTATAGAAAATAGAAAAAATATTATGACTAATTG